TAACCAGCCGCTCTACATCCTGAACAAAGTTAGGAATGTTGCTGATGAAGCTCGCCTCATCAACTTCAGTAAAGGCTTGTATTGCCTCTACCAGCCCCGCGTATGTCGTAATGTCGTATGACATGTTTAGCCCATCTTGGTGCTGTGCTTAGTGCCTTTCGTCTGCGCGCCTGTGCCGCGAGTCTTGACAGTCTGCGTAGATGCGATATTGTTCGGGTACCCAGAGGACTTGGGAGTCGGAACAGACTTTATTCCTTTGTACTCTGCAGAGCCTTCCTGATGTTCTTTACTTGCCACGGCTAGACCCCTTCTGATTCATAGCACGAGCGAGGTTGCGCCCATACTTCTTCATGTCGAGGGAGGTTACACCGCCCTTTTTCATGCCCTTCAGAGCGGACTTTTTAACAGTCTGCTTGATCAGTTTCTTGTCTTCAGCGACATCATCATGCTTGGCCATCGTGTTACCTCTTAGAGAAGTGCGTTACCCGGAAGCGGAGGAACAATCACAGCGCCGGGAGCTACCGAAGTGAATGCCGTAATTCTAACATTGTTCAGATACGTGGTGAGCTGCTGGGTAGCCACAGGGTTAAAAGCGAAGTCAGCGCAAGAGTCATTCCTGTTCGTGTCAGGACGAGGCTCACGGAGAGCCTGCGGGTCATTTGAAACCTTCTGCGAACCAATGATTCCGACCCAATTCTGAGGATGGTCAATTTCCCAACACTCAGTACACCGTTTGGTGTTAATGAGTTTCCCCATAATATAGATCTTTTTCATCACCTTGAGGTCATAGCGCTGGCCACAAAGATCGCAATACCCGAACGCCCGCTTATAACTCGCGAACCGTGTAGCCATTACCAGCCACCACCCAAGTACCCAGCCATCGGAACAAATCTCACAGGACTTTTATCTCTGTCCTCATCCATTGCCAACTGCAATGCTTCATCATAAGACGCTTTCAGCATCTGCAGTCTATTCATATCCAAATCCGGTTGTTTTCTACCCAAATGATACGAAAGTCCCGCGGTCAATGCTTCGTAAAAACGGAAAGGTACATCTTGCGTTGTAGCACCTGACTGCCCAGCGTCTTGAACGCGGCGCAGATACCAATAATGAAAAGAGTAGCCCGATTGATTGGGCACTTGCCACAAGTAAATTTTCGGGATAGGTGACTGCCTGTTTACCCATACCTGTACGGGGCGTCCTTGCGACAGCTTGTTTGGGATCGCGTCATAAGTCGGCAGGGCTATACGTGGGATAACTAAATCGGTCTGGTTGTATTGGCTACCCGGATTCTGTCGAATCACTTGATCAACAAGGTCTACGCAGTCTTCTGGAAGATCGTAAATGTACTGTCCTTGGGTGAGCGGGATGTCCGCTTCTTCGTAAGTCCAAAGATTCAACCCGTGGTTAGCAAGCTCGGTTATGAGATAGTTGAGACTTCGTCGCGCGGTACGAGCTTGGTAACCCGTGCGGATTTCGACCCCAACTCTTTCATAACTTTCTTCAATAATTTCATCTAGCTGGGGGTTCCAATTAGCTGTTCCACTAGTCGCCATTATTTGTTGCCTCCGCTTTACGCCTGCGCCATGATTCTAACAGCGCTGCGCTCCGCATTGCGCGCTCCTCTTCAGATTGCACCCTGCCTCTGGTCTTAGCGTGGGCTGCGGCTGTTATTTGTGGAGACATGCCTCTTTTCTTAGCGGAAGCGCTGATATTACGTCGATGCTCTTCAGAGAATACTTTACCTTGCATACTCCGCGATACTTTCAATCTGTGCGCTTCTGGTAGCGGTTTTCCTTTTCTCGCGGTTACGGTAGCGGTTCGGCAGGCTGCTGATACGCCGCGTTTTTTTGCCGCTATGGACAACTTCTCTAATGTCTCCGGTGTTAAAACTGTGCCCTTCTCGCCACCATCCGTGCAATTAGTTAGTTTAACTCCAGAACGTTTGAGACACTTGATGATGCCCCGTTCCAACTCTAGTGATATCGCATCAGATGAGCATTCTATGGTTCCGATAAAAATGTTTTCCTTACCGTGCTTAGCTACGACCCGCTTATGGTACTCATTCCGTTCCCTAAGATTTTTTGCTCGGCGCATAGCACCCTTGCCTACATAAAAAATAGACCCATCAGGACGACAGTGCACATACGCATATCTGGTCGTTTCTGGATTTATTGCTCTCATATCTAGGCTTCCTCAACGATCTCATCAAGTTGCGGGTTCCAATCTGTGACGCCGGAGGTGGTCATGGCTTAACCGTAATGGATGGTTACGAAACCGATGTTCAGCATGTAGACGTAGATGCCGTTAGCGGCCAAAAGTCCTTCACCGGGAACATTCACACTTGAGGTAGCCGTAGATCCTGTCAAAGTTTCATAGGTAGTGATCCAGCGATTGCTGCCTGAAACATACTGACAAGCAGGGGGTGATCCGCTGAGCGTGTTGCTATTCGGATCGGTAATCGTGAAGGTGTTAGCCCCCGTCACCGTAATAGTGTAATTGCCGTCGGTAGCGGAACCGCCTGTAGTAGACGCGTATGAAATACCCACTGTCGCCCCCGTAGCCAACCCGTGCGCGGTGCTAGTTACCGTAACAGTGTTTGTGCCTGACTGAGCATAAGTAGCGGCGGTTGGCGCTGACAGGCAGTCAAAAGCCACGAGCCTACCGTTCTGACCACCCGTACCGGCAAATGTAAACTGCTTCAGTCTCGCACGCCCACTTAGGATAATTCCAGAAACACTTATGTGCGCGGCTTTTACATCATATTGCATCGTCATTGTCGTTACCTCAGCAGTTCCACGCCTTCAACGATTTGTTGATGCGGCTATTTGGGTCATTCGCAGTCTTGCTGCTCGTGAGTTTCTTTTTCATACCTGACATTCGGGCGCAAAAGGAGGCTCTCCTTCCGGCGTCTTCCTTTGTCTTGGGCTTTGGGGCCGGGGGTTTCAGGTTCATGCCCTGCTTCTTGGCAGAGGCGCGACCCTTGGCGTTTAGACCGCCCTTGGGGTCTTTACCTTCAGCTCTTTGCCACGCGGGAGACTTAGCCATGCTTACCTCTGCTGGGGCCTCTGCACTACTTGTGAAGTAGGGTTTCCTTGAATCTGCAGTCCTTGCGGCTGCTGAAACTGGCTCATACCCAGAGGTTTGTTGCCTTGCTGCAGAGGACTCTGCATCGGGGCGGGCTGACCACCTACGCCGCCATCACTGCCGCTACCATCAAAACCTTCGTTGCCGCCGGGCATATTGCCTGTCACATCAGGACCTGACATAAAATTCTGATTTTGAGGAGTCGCGCCAAACGCCGGAGGCGGAGTGCCGGGCGTAATACCCTGTGGCTGGTTCGGCTGACCCTGTCCTTGGTAGGACATGAAGTTTTGGTTGGGGGCGGCAAAGTTGTTATAGCCAGACTGGCTATTCGCACCGCCCGATAAGCTCTGCTGAAGCTGAGATAAATCAACTCCCTGCCCGCCGCCCCCAGCCATCAGACAAACTTCCCTTTGGTGTGGCCCTTAGAGATGCAGCCATCGACAGAACCACCTTTATAGTAGCCCTTCATCGCCTTGCCACCACAAGCCATCTTCTTGGTGCCACAAGAACCGCCAGACTTCATACCCATAGGGCCAGCGGTACGGAGACCTGCTGCCGGAGGCATAGGAGCATTAGCCGCACCCAAAGACATAGCGTTCAGTGCGGGAGCGCGCTTGGTTACACGAGCCTTCATAGACTCTTTCTTTGCCAAAGTAGGCATACCTGATTTCTTAGCCATTTTATTTCCTCTAGCTTTACGCTGAATTGGAGAAATACCGCGGGACGGCAGTGTCATTTGTCCACCTTGTTGTCCAACTTGTCCATGATCCGGTTAAACATACCCTTTATTTCGGCCATGTCGATTCGATAATCATCTTTACGGACGTAGTTCTCATGGAGAGACTGGTTGGTTTCTTTCACGTCTTTCTGGAGTTCTTTAACAGAATCCCACATGATTTTTACAAACCAACCAATGACTGCTCCGATGACCGCTGCAGTGATATTAATGATATTTTGCGCATCCATCGCTACCAGTCTCTTAGGCAGAGGCTGGAGCTGCAGTGCCATCGCTGTTCTTCTGAGCGTAACGCACCGTGAGGTTCAATGCACCTGCATTGACAGAAGAAGGTGAGCCGGTGAAGGCCAGCGTGACCACGACCGGAATATCGACAGAACCGATACTTACCCAGTTGGCGTATGAGCCAGTGGTGGCCAGTGAAGCCCGACCTGCAGAAGTCACAGTGGTCGTGGTGACAAACTTATTTGCCGTGGTCCCATCACCCACCGTAATGGTGGCTGCTGGAGTGGTGCCTCCGGTGAAGGTGAAGGCCGTGGTGGTGTCGAGTTCGATACCGAGAATCTGAGAACCTGCCGGAATCCAACCGATCGTGGTCGTGCCAGCGGTAGTAGCAGGAGACACAACAGAGTTCTGAGAAAGACTGACGACGCCGCAGTTAGCGACAGTACCAGCGGTGGTTCCGGTGGTGTCCTTTACGGTACCCGTGCGAATCGGGCCAAGCCAAGTGGAGAATCCCATGATAACCTCATGCACATGCGCCTGTCGTCTTGTGCGAGTACCGCTAGGGCGGTCGAGCAGGCAATTAGAAAATCCCTAGATTTGAGCCTTTGTAGCTTACTTATTTTTCAGTGTCAAGACAAAAGAAAAGGGGGCCGAAGCCCCCTTGTCCCGACCGGGATCTCCCAGTCCTCAGTCAGTATATCTAAAACTCCACCCCTCGGCTTTGCCTTTTGTCAGGGCGTTGCCAGATTTTAAAGCCCTATCCACCGTGGGTGGAGTCAGCCCAAGCTCCTTTCGAAGCTGAGTGATTGTAGCAAACCTATGCTCTACACCAGCAGGATCCGTCGCTATGACGGCGCGGCCCATCTTCTCCTTTGACTCCTCCGAATGAGTGCGACCTTCCCAGTGACTGTAGTGCCCCGCCTCAGCTGCGGCACGGATTTTGGCACGGCCTTCAGCGGATATGGTTCTCCCGGGCGCTTTAGGTTTACCACGTTGAGCATCGCCAATCTTTTTACGTGTCTCCTCTGAAACTGTTTTACCGTAGCGGTAGTGGTCTGCGCCTGCTGCTTTACCTTTACGCGTCTCTGACATCTGAGCGCGGGATTCTTCTGTATGTGCTACGCCTTGCCGAGGGTGTCCCTCTCGTTTAAGCCATGCTTTGGTTTTTTCAGCTAATTTAGCCCGGATCTCTGGGCTCGCATCCCTCATAGGGGAGTCGGCGTGGGCAGCTACGTTGTAGCAGTAGTCTTTACCGAAATGCTCGTCCAGCCATTTTTGTTCCGCTGGGTACAACTCGTCTTTAGAGCTATGCGTCTCTAGCACTTCGAATTTAAAACAGTCCTCGCCATATTTGTTCCATGCACGTTGCAAATGCACGCAGTCATGGTTCCCTAAGCGAAGAGCTTTTCTATGCGCCCAAAAGCGTTTGCGAGAGTCGACTGTGCTGCCTACGTAGTAGTGGTCGTTGACTACGTTTCGGATTTTGTAAATTACGTTCTTCATGCGCCCTCCGGGTTGGTAAAGATATTAAACCACTGAAGGAACGCTGTGTCAACATGCGGGCAAAAGAAAAGGGCCCGAAGGCCCTTTTCTCCCGATAAACCCTGATAAATCAGGAACTTCCGGGACTTCCGAATACTCCGAGGAAATCGGACCATCCAAAGCTGTAGCGCTCTCTCGCCTTGTACCTAGCGTTCCCCGTATCAAAATCAGCGTCCATTGAAGTCGCCAAGGGGGTACGGACAAAGTGCTTGAGGCCATTCGGAACGTCGGTGGTCAAGAACCAAGCATTGGTGTCGGTCAACCAGTGGTTGACAGTCCAGCCGCCCGGGATTGAGCCGTTGTTCTTCAGAGCGTTGATGTCGTTGTCGGAGGTACCAACACGCAGTTCAGTTTCGAGGATACGGGTCGCCACGAACTGCAGTGCAGACGGGATGATCAGTTTCTTCGGCTTAGCTGCGATGAGCAGGCCACGTTCGTCGGTCCACAGAGAGATCTGAATTACCGCATTTTCAAGTGAGGTTTCGTTCAGGTCCGCTGCAGTCGTCGGAATGTTGGAAATGGTTGAACCATAAACCAGCGGGTGAGCATTTGAGAACAGAGCCTGACCGTCACCACCTTTGTAGTTCGAGTTGAAGCCGTTATTCAGAATGTTAGCCGCCTTGACTTCCTTGGTGTAAGCCATAGCACGAGCCAGCGCCTTGGTATAACGAGCAGACAGTGAGTCGTACAGGTTATCTTCGATTGCTTCTTCCGTCAGGGAGAAGCCGAGAGCGATGGTTTCGTGGGTGTAGCGGGTGTTCCATGCTTCCTGCGCATTGTCATACGCAATCGCTGAACCTTCCGCCTTAACCGGGGCAGCACCGAAGCCAGAGAGCTTCTGTTCTTCTTCAAAGGAACGCTCAGAGCTTTCGGTCTCGAAAAGCTCCTTGTATTCCTCGCCATACCGCTCATATTCCAGACCGAACAGGGCGTTCAAGCCGGGGAGCAGCTCTTTAAGTAATTGCGCGCGTGAAATAGCAGCCATTTAAGTTACTCCTTAGATACCAGTGGCCTGACGATAGAAGTGGAAGCCTGCATTGAAGCTCACCAGAACCTGCTGGTAGGTACCATCAGACAGAGCCGTAGAACGGACAACGTCAACGATACGCAGCGGCAGAGTGTTGGTGGTAGCTGCAGAGGTGAGGTCCACAGTCACGAGGCTGTCACCAGTCGTGGTGTTAATCAGACCCGTCTTTACGTAGTAGCCAATGTTCTGGCCTACGTTAGCCTGAGTAGCTGCGCTAGAGGTGTACAGAGCGCCTGAACCGTTAGAAACGGTAGCTACAAAGACAGCATCGGGGTCTTCACAGACGTATGCCCAACCATAACCGTAGTTAGTGTTAGCGCTGTCGGTGAGGATCGTGGTGCCCGTCGGCCAGTACTGTGACCACAGCGGCTGCTTGAGGCCGGTGCTCGGTGAATACTGACATCCAAGGAAGATACCAACTGGAGCCGCTGCAAAAGCAGCTTTCTGACCCGCAGCAGTGTCAACACGAACGATGGTGCCATCAGTGGTGTAAGTGACGAAATCGCCATAGCCGATGTTCTGAGCGTACCCAGATGCAATCGGAATTTCACGAATCGCTCCGCTATAAACACGACCACCGATCAGGTTAACAGGAACCAAACCGGAGGGGCCGATACCGTTAGGATATGCCATATAAAACTCCTAATTTTGAATGAACCGGCCCCTAGAGACTAGGAACCGCTACCAAAAGACACTTTGGACTTCCCTTCTCTAAAGAGGGGCATCCTAGGATCATTTTCGCGGAAAAGATTGTTGTCTACGGACTGCGTCTGCTTCTGAGTCATGTTCTCATAGTACGCATAGCGCTGATTAATCAATTCCTTTGGTGCTTTGCACAGCACCAAACCGCCGATCTCGATGAGGTCAGAGGTCGGAGCCAAACCAAACGCAGCAAAATCTGAGCTGATCTCTGGATGATCAGAAGCCTTACAAGGCACCCAGCCTTCGCGTCTGGCGCGAGCCATATTAGCCGGATCGGGGTTACCCATCATGGCGACTCGAATCCAGCGAAAGCCATACCCATCAATGGGGTTAGGCACAGGAAGATCGTGCGCGGGTTTCCAAGAGTCCATGCGAACTTCTTTTTCTCGCGTTTCATTCTGTCTAAGCGAACGGTCGATATTAGCCATTGCGTTGCTCCAGTTTGCGTTTCTCAGCAAGGTAAGCCTCTGGCTTAATCCCGAGTCGCTTAATAAGTGCGTCTTCAGATTTGGTCACTGCGGTCTTTTTTGGTGCGGTGGTTCTACCAACCGATGCTACAGTGCTTACTTTCTTGGTACGTTGGTTAAAGTTTTGAGGGAACATCTCCCTCATGCGGGCGTCCACCTTGCCGTAATACTCGTCAGAGGTAGGATCGACACCGGATTTTACTAGCCGTTCATGTACCCCGTAGGCGAATGCAGTCATCTCTTCGTCCTTGCCAAACCAAGGATTCTGGGCTGACCATGCTTCTGCCTTATAGTCCCTTGCGGGTGGTTGCTGAGGCTGAACAGGTGCTGGTTGGTTATATACAGGATTGTTTTCCTGTTGTAAAGGTGCTCGTGGAGGTTGTGGTGCAGGTGGTGTCCATTGCCCAATCTGACTACGCTCGATAGCCAGTTTGTTGAGCTCATTCTGCGCATCAATGACTCCATCTGTATCGCCCGCTTCAAATGCCTTGCGATACTTGTCCTGAGCAATCTGCTGCTGGTACTCGAGCCGGTTTGTCGCTTCTTCAGTCAGGCGTCCTGAACCCCAAGTTACGGTCTGCTCAAGCTCCTGCGCGCGGTTGTAAAACATCTGCGCAATTTTGACGGCTTCCGCGTGCTCGCGCGCGAGACGTTCTTTTTCGCGCCGCTCGTCATTGATCTTGTGTGTTAGCCGGTCGATACGCTTTTTGACGCGTTTTGAATAGCTCTCCTGCTCTTCTTCCTGATCTAAGTCATCGTCGTCCAGCGCCAGAGGCGGGCGGTCTTGATCTTCTTCAGGCGTATCGTCTACGACTTCGTATTCATCTTCTTCAGGCGCTACACGAGTGTTCTCTGCGAGAACCTTGCGCCCTACTACGTGGACTTCCTCGTCATCGGAAAAGTCTAAATCGTCTTCTCTTGCCATAAATCACCTTTAGTATGCGCGGTTGATACCGCGTGGATCAGCAACAGTACCCTCAATCTGATCATCATTCACGATGATGAACTCTTTGCCATCTACAGAGAACCGGGAGCCAGAATACGCGCGGAGGAGGACAAAATCTCCTTCCTTGCACCACGGACCCGTGGGGAACTTATCCTTGTCCATGTAGCACATATCGCCTTGTTTGAGGACAAGACCAACGACTGCCCCCGCTTCTTCGCGCTTGGCGGTAATGTCAGCGATAGCGATGCCGCCATCCGTAGTCTTGTTGATTTCCGGCTTTACCACCAGCATCTTGTATCCCTTTGGCTCAGGGAGACGTTCGGCCAGCTTCTCTGCACTTTCTTGAGTCTTTTCAGCGTCGATGTTAGCGACAGACATCAGATTTCCTCTTCGTACTTACGCAGGTCTTTTACACGTTCCAGCGCTGAGGTCAGACCTGTGATTACCCCAACGAGATGCCGATACTCGGCGTAGTCAACAGCGTGCCCGAAGGCGATCGCGTCTTTGCGAGCTTCAATGAGCTCGTTCAATTCTTTCTGCAGGATTTCTAGTCCAGTCATTTTTTAGGTTTCCCTATGGTGTGTGCTTCGCCTTTATCCACTGCGGCGCGTGCTCGTGCCAGCAGCTCTTCCTTGTTGGCGGTCTCTGATCCGAGACGCCGCCCCAACTCGTTGTTGAACGTATCCATTTCTTCTTCCGCAGGGCTGTCAGAACTAAGCTTCTCATGCGCCCAACCAGCCATTGACGCCGGAATATCTCCGTACTGCTGCTGTAGTTCTCCCTGCCAGAGCAGGTGACGCAATGCGTCTCCGCGAAGATTGTGCTCTTCACCGGGGTAATACTGGTCGGCCATTTCCGTAGAGTGCCTTGTCGCATCACCCATACCTAGCGCATCAGCCACCGCGTACTGGCCCTTCCGTGCGTATTGATTGATCTTGTCTGTGGTGCTTCCGCCATCAGCCATACCGGGCGGTGGTGGGGCAGGTGGACCTCCTTGCGGACCTTGAGGGCCGGGCGGCGGAGGCGTTTGCGGGCCGGGTCCACCCGGCGGCGGAGCCATTTGTGTTGCGTTCTGTTGCTGGATGGCCATGTCCATGCCCTTGAACAACCCTTCGACCTGCGCGTCCTCATGCTGAAGGAGCAGCTTGGCCTCGTTGTTGATCATCGCAATTTCTTTCTGCGTCTTCAGTTTCTCGAGTTCGAGGAACTTCTTGTCGTTGATCTCTTGCTCTTTAAGCTGCAGTTCCTTCTGCTGCATCTGAACCACGGGGTCCTGCGCGGCCTGCTGATTCTGCTGTTGCTGCGCCTGCGCCTGATTGGCCTGAACAAGCTGCTGTGCTGCCTGTGCCGAGAGCTGCGCGAGCTGCGCAGCGAGTTCCGGTTTGAGCTGTGTATCCGGCGGCGGCAGGCTGACACCCAACTGCTGCTGAAGCTCCTGACGGTAGCGGAACCCTACGTGCTCCTGCACATGGGCCATAAGCGCCGCCTTGATGGCGTTAGCGTTCGGATCTTGCCCCATGATCGCGGCGACCTTCGGGTCGTTGATCATGCTCATGTGGATGGTGATATGCGACTCGTGGTCCTGCTCGATGAACGCCTTGCAGGGCTTTTGCTTGAGAATCTCCATGTTCTCAGTGACTGGGTCGGTCGGCTTCTCGTCGTCTTCCGGTACCGTAACGATCTTATCCGCGTCCTTGATACCCATAACTTCAAGCATCTGACGGTGAAGAACCGGCAGGTTATAGATTTGCGGAGACTGCTGAGCAAGCTGAATCGCAGCCTGATACTGAATGATCCGCTGCGCCATGGTGGAGGCATTAGGATCACTGACCGGAATGATGTCGACCTGATCGTAATCTTCCTTCTTCGCGGTGGGTTTGGCACCGAAGTCAGGCATGTAGTCATAGGTCGGCGCGGTGAAGTCGCGGATGAGCCCCGCGATCAGTTTGAACTCCTGCGCCATGGACGCATGGACGCGCGCCTGAACGGCACTCATCACCTTGAGCTCACGCTCGAGAATCGCCAGCGTGGTGCCTACCGGAGCTTCCCCATTGACTTCACCGAACTTCACATCGCTGACTGCCGCCAGCTTGCGCCCTTCATCGACTACGTTTTGCAGAAGCTGGAACAGCGTTGCGCTCGGTTCCTTGTAGGGGAGGGGGAGGATATTGTCCTTGATGTTGGAGGAAGGAACGTCCACATCTCTCCATTCGCCGGGCATGATGGGAGTGTCATCACCCTTGATTCGGAGCCCCCTTGACTTGAGTCCGCCCGGAAGGTTGGACAGTGTGCCAGCATCCACAAGCTGGCGAGTAATCGAAGTCGCGCTTTTCGCGGACCCACCCAGCAGGTGAATCAGCCCGTATCCGTAGGCACCAAACCCCGGAATGTACGTGTACTGTACGAAGTGCTGTTTCTTTTCCTTGAGCGGATCATGCTCGTCCCAGTTACGCCGAATGGCGAGAACTTCTTCCGTTCCCCGGTCGATGGTCACTATGTAGGGCAGTGCAATCCCTGTCTCTTCACCGTCCTCTTCGTCCGTATCTTCAAAGCCGGGCAGGTCGAGGTCTATGCTGATTTCAAGGAGCTGATACCGATCGTCATCGAGCTGTGCGTACCCTTCAGCGTCATCCTTGCGGCGCTGAATCTCGTCAATAAGCTTGGTCGGCTCTCCGAGGTCAATATCCCGGTAGAACCCCGTGTATTGGAGCTTCTTGATTTCATTCTTGGTTTTCCGCATCACATGCGTAATGCGTGGTGCCGACCGCAGATCCGAGGCACCGTAAGGGATGATCAGGTCTTCTGCCGGGACGTACATCGAAGTCGGGCGGTCCATTGTCGGGTCGTAATACACCTTCTTGAACCCAGCACCCGAGAGCGCCAGCCCCCACAGCATCTTTTCATGCTCGGGGCGAAACTCCACCATCTTGTCCGTCAGGTGGTGATTCATATCCTCCACTACCCGCTTGGCTGCTTCCTGCGTCGCCCGGTCGTCCTTACCCACGATTTTCGCCCTCACCGGCCCTTGCGCCGGGAAGGTCTCCGCGATCATTTCAGCTTGAAAACGAATAACCGCTTCAGAGAGGATGGGATGGAATACTCCGCAGGCACCGCTCCACGGCTCGCTGCGCTCCTCGATTTTTAGTCCGAGAAGGTCCAGCCCGTCGACATAAGTCCTTTCCCACTCTTTTCTCGACATCTTGTCGTTGTCAAAGTCCTCCATGAGATCGGAGGCAAGGGAAGCAAGGTGACTTTCGTCGATGAACTCGGCCAGATTGGAATCAAATGCAGGCTGCTTGTCGAGCTCTATGTCCGCTTCTACCTCTACCGGCTCGTTAGGATCTCCAATATCAATTTCAATCGGCGCATCGTCATCTTCCATAAGAAACGGAGACTGAGGAAGCATAGCCTTGTCGATATTGGGGATAGCCATGTGTGTGCCTATAGAAGTTCGAGGAGTTTCTGCAGATAGTGATGCGCCTTCTGGATGTCTTCCTTAAAAGCACCCTTCTCACCTGCGCGCATAATGTACTTGAGCGCATTGTACCTGTAAAACCCAATAGCCTGCTGCCTAGGCCCGTGGTCGACCACATCCCATGGCTGAATGTCCATTCTCTTGTAGTGATCTCCTCCCACCTGCCGGGTGCTCGCGATGCCTGCAACCATCTGCCTTACATTCTCCACGCCCATGTCCTCGTTAAACTTCTGCTGGTCCACAGGATCGGGATAGTAGCGGCTGTAGTCCTTCTCGGCCTCGTACTCCTTGTTGCCGGGCAGGAACTTCACGCGGTTGCCGTCTTTATCCCACTCATCTTCAAACGTCATATCTTCGCTCTCACATAGCTTTTCTTGCTTCATAACATCACCCCTCAAATGTATATACATGTTCAATAGTATGCCGCCTTTCGCCCTTTAAACATCCACTCGTTCTCGTACTCCTTGTCCATCGCCGTGCCGATGAACCCACCCGAACGGAAGCGCGCCAGCGCGAGGGACACGCAGTCCACCAAGTCATCGTTTCTACCTGCCGGGAATGAGGCGACTTCGTCGATGACCTCTTCCGCCCAGCGTTTCTCTGGCGACCAGACTTTCCCCGAGGCGAATATGTCCGCGATCGCATTCAAACGAGTAATCTTGTCATTACCCTTGTTGGGGGTGAACTCTTGCACCGGAATGCCCATACGCCGCAGTTCGTAGATCAGCGGAGCGCCCGAAGCCTTCTTTTCGATAATCACCGCATCAGGCTCCCACTCTTGGTACAGTTCCAGCGTTTTCGCTTTCAGCTCGGGGAACTCGAGCCGCTCGCGCCAAGAGTTTAGAAGGATCAGGTTCGGCTGGCCTCCGTCCTCCTCGTTATCGAATACACCGAATATGACTGCAGCGCTGTAGTCAGCAGAGGTCTTTTTCTCGAAGGCTGTGTCCATCGCCATGATGATGAAGTCTACAGGCGGCGGTTTCTCGTGCGGCCATGGTTGCCACCACTCCCGTTTGATGATGGCATTCGACTCAGAGGTGGGTTCCTGCTGATACTGCGCCATCCACTTGCTATTCGGCAGTTCCTGACGAATGGCTTCCAGTTCTTTCAGCGGCCAGAATTCAGGCCAGAGGGGTTTGCCGGAGGGCATGATGGCAGGGAACTCAATCACCTCCCACTTATCGCCGCCGCGAGAGGCGGACGCCTCTAAAACTTGTCCAGTCAGGTCACGCAATGACCATCTTGTCATAACGATGATTATGGCCCCGCCCGGCTGTAAGCGCTGCCGGGGTCCCGAGGTGTACCACTCAAATACTTTGTCGTAGATCTCGGGGTTGTGCTGGGCAAGTACCGCTTCCCCTTCTGAGTGAGGGTCGTCGATGATAAGTAGATCAGCACCGCGACCAGTAACGGTACCACCAACACCAGAAGCAAAGTACTCACCATTGTAATTAGTGTTCCAACGTCCAGCCGCCTTGGAGTCGGTTCGGAGCTCAACTTCTGGGAAGATTTTCTTGTACTCATTGCTGTCCACGAGGTTACGCACCTTACGACCGAATCCTTCGGCCAGCTCGGCAGTGTTACTGATCTGCATCACCTTTTTCTTGGGGGATTTACCCAGAATCCATGACGGCAGCAGGTAGGAGGCAAACTCACTCTTCGTGTGGCGAGGGCCAAGGTTGATGATGACTCGCTTTTTCTCCCCACGGGCTACGGCTTCAAAGAGCTTCGCGATGCGTCGGTGATGGGTACCCGATATGAAGTCCGGCCAGACCGCTTTTACGTAGGCAATGAAGTCATCCTGTGCCTGCGCGCGTACCTTACGGGTATGCAGCTCATCAATGAGCCCTAAAATCTTCGCTTTTTCGCTCTTTGGGGCGCTTGCGAGGAGGTTTTCTATCTGTTCGGGAGTGAGATCGAGCATTTATAGCCTCTCCGCCGTCCCTTCGATCACTTTTTCGCCAGAGAACCGCTTTATGGCACTCAGAAGTTCCTTTTCGAGGTCTGCGGTAGGCATCGTGTTGATGTTGATCTCCGTTTTCTCGGTTGCGAGGCCGACTACGGACGATTTTGCGAGAGAATCAAGCGCAGGTTTGCTGATTTTCGGGTCTGGATCGAGTGAAAGCTCGAAATACTTGTACATCACATAGTTCTGCCACTGTTCCTGAGAGGCAGGCATGACGAAATTGAACCGCTCAAGCTGGCTTTTGAAGAATCTTTCAGCCGCATAGCTGGGTGGAGGGCTGGTGTTCTCGGGGGTAGTGGCCTTTTGCGCCAGCCATTGCTTGTCTTCAGCGGATAAAGGCACTTCCTTGTCGGAAGGCAGCTTGCCTGCCTGAAAGCTTGCGCGAGAAAAGATCTCTTCCATAGGGCAACGTGCCTCAAGTGGCACGGGAACATCGTCGATGGCACCATCAGGTGCCCAATCGTCCAGCTCAAAATATAAATTGTCCATCGCAGGTCACACGAAGTACCAGAAGGCATGACGATAGCACGAGGCAAAGGGCGAATCAAACGTATAGCGGGTGCTATAGAATAGTATACAAAATTTTGTATGGAAATTTTTTGAGTTGGATGGGACCCAAAGGGTTTGGGGGTATGTAGGGGGAAGAGGGGGTGGGGCTCACTATGTGAGCTTGGGTTATGTAGTAAAAATTTTTAGTGAGGATGGGACCCAGAATGTGAGATTGGAAAATGGGGATTGAATGTGCGGATCACAGTTTATGTGCGCGCGTGGGACTCCGCTGACCAGAGGGGCCTCCCCCCGGAGGTGGGGTCGCGCCCACGCGCCTGCGCCCGCGCGTTCGCGCGCGTTCGCGCATCATGCGCCCGCGCTACGCGCCTTCCTCTAAGCGGATCTTTGAACTTCATACGTATGAAGTTAAACAAGGGTTGACACGGTTAGCTATTGGTGTATGATGGGAACCGTGGAAGGCAACAAGCCAACCACGCAATCGAACCGCGCGTTCGGTTCGTTCTTTAACAAACTGATTGGAGATTTACTATGGCAGCACAAGCCAAAAAACCAATAGCCGAAATCGTCGGCTTTCTCACCAATGCCGGTAATGCGGTTGGCGCAATGGTCAAGGCGCAAGCCGATGGCCGCGAGTCCATGAAAAAGACTCGGGAAGCCGTGAAAGCGGCGGTCGAAGTTCACCGCGCCGAACTCAACCTCAACCTGAAAGCCGCAAAGCTGGCAGGTTGGAAGTGGACGGGCACGGCTAAAACAAATTCGGGTATCAAAGCCTTGATGGACTCTCAAACCCAGCAGGGACTTGAAAAGGGTTCGGTTGCTAACAACCTTTCCGCCATGAAAAATTTCTACAATGGCGGCAAGAATGGGTACGAAGTAACGGACCTCAACCCGAGCCGATTCAAGGAAAAGACGCGGCACATCGACCTGATCGACGGCAAGGTCATCAAATTGGCCGCGGCTGATATCCCTTGCACTGAATCACTGATTCTCTCACTGGATCGCGAAGGTTTCGGGGCGATCGCTCTCGGGGTGTTCGAGACTCTCGGGGTCGATGTTAAGACGGTCAAGAAAGCCGACGAAAAAATCATCGCGGCTTTCAAGTCCACGCTAGTTGCTAAGGGATACGCGGTACTCGACGCGAAGGGCAAACTGACGGTAAAGAAATGAGATTCACCGTCTACATGATCGTGATGCTAGGGTTATACATTCTCACTCACTCTTGCACCACATATTAACCATACGGGGCCGAGCAATCGGCCCCACTTTCGGAGATACCATGAAAGATAAATACGTTATTTGGTTCTTGATCTTCGGTTTGTTGATCCTCCCCGGATTGATTGAAAAATTCTAAGTTCCTCCCTCCTGCCCGTCACGTTCGCGTGACGGGCTTTTTTGTGTCTGAAGGTAGGTCAGCCTACCCTACGTTCGTTTCGCGCCTTGTGGACGCTCTCACGAAGCCAGTAGTCGGGCAAGGGGCGTCAGGGATGAGGCGCGCGAGGGCGCACGACGAGGGGCGAACTTCATACGTATGAAGTTGTAGAGATGAGAAGCCAGTAGGATGGCAAGGGGCGTGGTGGTTTGAACTTCATACGTATGAAGTTGGTGATAAAAGCATGGCAGGCTACGTGCAGCCCACACCAGACGCGAGGGTAAAGAATAAAAATTAGAAGCGCGGAAAGTAGGCACTACAGGACTTTTTATGCACAGCCCTTAGAGGCAACGGGAGGCAACGGGCTTTCTCTCTCTATAATAAGTTTTATAAAAAATAATATATAAAACTTTAGCGAGTATCTCCCCGGCTATGTCTATCTCTGTCTACTCCTCCCGTTCTATCTCTCTATCTATAGCTTGGTGCTTTTTTATTTATAAAACCTTTTTCTAAACTAAAGAACCCGCTCATCCCCCGTCACACCTAGCCCGTCCATTAAAGTTGTCGGTTCCTCGTTTTTCTGTTACATTTAGTCCGTCCTTTTAATCCCGCGCCCCGCAAGGGCTGAACACCACATAGGAGGTTTTTAGTGGGTATGCTACGCGATCTCATGAACAATTCAGTTGACGTTATCCGTGTGGATAGCAATGCTCGTGCAGAAAAGAAAGAACTTACACCCGAGGAACGCGAGTTCTACCGAACTGCCAGTATGCGCTACGAACCCGACACCGACACCCTCTACATCAAGGCCCAAGTAGCCAAAGAGCTTTACGAATGTGGAGGATATGAAACACTCAGGCTCACCGATAGCTTCATCTGTTCAAAACTGACAGGGTTCTACAAGGGCACTCCCTACAAAGGAGCACAATGCCAATGCCACATTTACGACCTGAGTAAGAAGGAAGAACTACGTGCTGATCGACTGAACCCGCCCGAGCATGAGTATAAGAAAACCGCCGCGCGCATGCGTAGGCGATACCGGAATGACGTTGCCCTTGTTGCCCGTGCTATGGATGAGTGGGTCGAGCAGTACCGCGAGCGCATGATCCGTGGCGAGCACATGGCACATAATAGAAAGACAGAGGAGGAACTGGAACGTGAGCGCATGATGCGCCGTATCCGCACGCTTGAAAGAAAAGTTCTGCATCGTGCCAAACCCAAAGAAAAGGCACAGCGCGCTACGCTATCGGAGCTGGACAATTATATAGCCGAACACAAACCGTTCATTCGGCGCACCGTAGTGAAGATAGAGAAGGTCGATGGCAAGTACGTATCCACAACCAAGCGTTACAACCCGGAGGACTACAAGCGCACATACGTAGGGCGGTTCGAGGATATAGAGAACACGATGGGAGGACGGTCGATCAAACTGCATCTACAAGTGGCCGCGTTAAAACTCTCCGTGCCGAACTTCAAACAGGATGTGCGCTACACCCACTCACAGAAAACACGCATCAGCGAACAACCCAACGCGGCTCAGGACTGGTGTGCTGTGTTCGACCTGACGAGGAAATAAGATGGATGCTCTCATATTCAAAAGCGCGGATGACGTTTTATCTTTTATGGACAAGCTAAAGCTAGAGCACAGGAAAGCGATTGGTTTCTTTGTTACACACTTCCAACGACTAGAGGGTGCATACGTCTATCACTATAAACCACAAGCGGCGCTACGCTCACCAACCTTCGCTAATCAGGAAATCACCTGCCTAGCTGTCATCAACGCTACATACGAGGATTGGAGGCTTCAGCATGGATGAGGTCACTGTTCTGCAGATGTACTCCTTCGGGGATAGCCAATACATCCTTGTGGAACTAACCCATGCGGGGAGGATATTCAAGCTATCCTTCAGTCTGACAATCAGAGGGCGAGTGAAGATAACACCACCTGTGTTCGAGGTGCATAACCGGAACGAACATTCGCTCATAAACCAAGACAACTTGCCCCGTCCTGTGCGGAACTGGGTAGAAGAAATGAAACCCACACTCCTGATTGCCCTTCAAGGCGAAGGATGGGGTGACGAGTAGGAACTTCATACGTATGAAGTTGTGGGTGGCTCTACTGGCTTCGCCCCTTATGGGGGCGAAGTGCCCATCAAACGCAGGGTAGGCCCCAAAAACACCCTATTTACGCGGGAACTCCAAAGTCCGTAGGGCTTGACAAGCCATGTATATGTGTGTATAATGGTAGCCTGAGTTGGAGAAATCCCACTCGCTTCCGAACTTCATACGTATGAAGTTCACGACGCTCGGCGTTACCGAGTTGTTTTAGGAGATTGCAATGAAATACACGACTAAAAAGTTCGGCGCGAAGAACTGCCATGAGCGTACTTATGAGAATGGTGCGCGGATATTCTTCTCTTACGCTACCCCTGTGGGTGCGTTCATGCCGGGAGTGGGAGCGGTGCGTACCACTGCTACGTATAGCAGGACTACGAGTAATCACGTGACGATGTGGTCACGCGACGAGTTGTGTGGGTTCGCTACGGCGAATGATCTCAAGGACTTTTACCATGTGTGTGAGTACGAACCACTGTGGACTCGTGGGTAACTTCATACGTATGAACTTGGCGGGGCCTCGCCCCGCCCTCAACAGGAGATAAGCAATGTACGAAGTAAACGGTTGGCATAAGTTCGGTGAACAGGATCACTACGAGACTGGGTGCGACCCCGATGGTGGATACGTCAGTTTTGCGGGTAACGAGAGGTGGGGCGCTGAGACTATCCCTGATCTGCTTGATATGTTGCGCTCTTTCGTGGGTGTCGACGATGACTATGAGATCGAACTCGATGCCTGCGAGGAAGATGGGCGCGTGGATATCAGTGTGCTAGAGACTGCCCATAGTTACGTAGCTGACAAATGGGATATCGAGAAGTGGAAGCGAGGCGAACTGGATCTGTGGTATTCCACGTACACATTCACAGTAGAAAAAGTAGAGCGTAGGTTTGTGCGTCTGAAGGAGAATGACCAATGACCAAGAAACCAACCAAGAGTAAATCGTTCGCGAGGTGGGAGTATGGTGCACAACCCCGATGGTGGTGAGAAGTTTTCGTTTGAGTATGGGAGCGAAGATCACGAGTTTGTGCGACTGAGCCGAGTAACCATAACGCGAGTGAGTGACGGAGTGCGGTGCTCCGTCACAGGGAATGGTATCAAGCGAGATATTAGAGTGCCCGTCCATGTGGCTGTGTATTGGCCTAATGGTGAAGCGATGGCGTGGACTACATACGAGGGTGATGGTACGTCGAACCTAACGTATATGCGAGAGATCGAACCCGACTTCGTAGAGGAGATAGATAGACAGATCCCTCTGCTGACAATAATGCTGAGTTAGGAGGAGATATGCGAGAGTGGGTCGTCATAAATTTAGAGAAGGAAACATCGAAGGGTATGAACCGGATGCACGTATACATAGGCAATGGATCAGGCCGACTCTATGTAGCAACGTACTTTCATACGGACAAGTGGTATCTGGATCATCACGTACGTTCCCCCTATAGCGTGGCATATATACCCGCAGGGTGTGCCCCTCGTGCAGTCAAGAGGAAGATCAAAGAAGCGTACCCACTCATTGCGCTGATAGAATTCGATTAACGGTGGGAGGTGTAGACCTCCGGGGCGTAAGCCATGAGTGGCCCCTTGCATAATAACCTTGGCAGGTAGCGATGGTCATCGGTGCGTTGCACCCGTCTTATATCTCCGATCAGGCGCTACCACTATTTATGATTTCTGTAGGGCTTGACAAGCTGTGTCAAGTAGTGTATAATGTATTCCACAGTTGGCGGACTGTATCCGCTTAGTTCCAACTTCATACGTATGAAGTTCTTTTCGACCTTTCGTTTAGGAGTGAATCATGAACGCTGTTGTTAATTTAGTTTCTGTTGCCCCGACCCTGCACAGCAGTGCAGTCCTTGTGAATCTGAAGATCGGTATCTGGAACACAAGACGTAAGGACAAGCAACAGACCGAGAAGGTTAAGAATGATGCGGGTGCTCAGGGTAACGTGGGTGCATACAACAAGAACATCATGCCTGACTTCAAGGAGTTGGAGGCGATCAATAAGTTCGGTGCGGATAGTAGGAATTGGTGCAAGCGTGAGACTGTACCGTGGACGTTCGATGGTGTGAACGTGCTGTCTACCGAGAAGTTATGGAATGGTTTCGATCAGGAGATGCAGGATAGGCAGAAGCATTTCTATGACATGGTTGAGTTGGTGCTGATCGAGTATGCACAGGCTAGGCAGATAGCGCAGTTCCGACTGAACTCCATGTTCGATGTGAATGAGTACCCGACTGTCGATGAGGTGCGCCGTAAGTTCTACTTCGAGTATAGCTATCACCCTGTCCCGCAGACAGGTGACTTCCGGGTTGACGTTGGCAATCAGGGGTTGCAGTTTCTACAGGAGCAGTTCGAGCGTGAGGCTAACAAGGCAGTTAGTGAAGCTATGTCATCACTATGGGAGCGAGTTAAGAAGATAACCGAGACTTTGAGTAACCAACTGCGTGTGTCCAAGGATGAGAAGGGCAAGATGTATCAGTCCACACTTGATACTGCGCTCGATCTCTGCGCGATGATGAAGGATCTGAACCTGACGGGTGATCCCAAGATGGAGCAGATGCGTAGGGAACTTTACTCTACGTTGAATGGTATGGACCTGACTGACCTGAAGAAGAATGACAGCGCACGACTGTCAGTGAAGCAGGAGATCGACGATCTCCTCAGCAAGTTCGAGTTCTAATTGTAATTATTTTTAGGAGTGTAATCATGAAAGTTTCTAAGGCGTATTCATCTGTATCTCTTGCCGATGCAACCGAGTTGCTCGCGTCCTCTGGGCATCTTGTGACCTATCTGTTCTCGGGTGAGATGGGTATCGGTAAGTCATCCATGCTCAAGTCACTCAAGAAGAAGTTCGGGGACAAGTACCACTACTGCTACGTGGACATGACCATCAAGGACGTAGGTGACTTCCTGATTCCCAAGATCATGACGGTTGATGGTGTCGAGGTGTGCCGGTTCGTACCCAACGAGGAGTTCGGTGTGCATCTGGATAAGCCTGTCATCTGTATGTTCGATGAGTTAGGCAAGGCGATGCGAGCGGTACTCAATGCGTCACTGCGTCCTATCCTTGAACGTGCATTGGGTGGGTATCTGTTCCCCGAGGGTTCAATCGTATTCGCTACGACCAACCTATCCATCGAAGGTCTGGGTGATGTGATCCCTGCCCATGCTCGCAATCGTATGGTGCAGTGTGAGATTCGTAAGCCGACTGCTATGGAGTGGGTCGAGGACTACGCTATTGCTCATCAGCTTGAGCCTGTGGTGATTGGTACGGTGATCGAGTTCCCGCAGATGTTCCAGTCCTTCAAGGAGGTCGAAGATCCTGCGAGCAACCGATATATCAATGACCCGCGGTGCCCACGTACGGCTGTCGTTACGCATCGTTCTATGGAGAGTGCGAGCAAGGTATACCGTGCGACCAAGCATCTGCCTGATGATGTTCGCCTTCATGCTTTGGCGGGTGCGATTGGTGAGGCGGCGGCGTTGGACATGATGACCATCGTCAAG